GAAGGCGTTTGCGAGGTATGCGAGAAATGGGCTGGCAGACTTGCAAAGCTCAATTTGGCTTCTGACTATTTGCAAAACGTTTCTGGCGTATTAAAGGACATCGGGTCTGGTGCGGTAACTCTCGACAGCCAGATGCACGACCTTTCGGCAGTGGCAGGCGTGACAGGCGAGGGACTGAAAACCATAGAGGGGTACGCAAGAAGCTCGGCAAAGGCTTTCGGTACGGATGCAAGCGTAGCTGTACAAGGCTACAAACTAATTCTTTCCCAACTCTCGCCTGAACTTGGCAAATGCCCCGCTGCACTCAAAGCCATGGGCGACGCTATCCAGACGACCAGCAAGTTAATGGGCAATGACGGAACGGCAGCCGCCGAAGTGTTGACCACAGCCATGAACCAGTACGGTGTGAGCCTCGCCGACCCTATGGAGGCGAGCCGAAAAATGGCGGAAATGATGAATGTCATGGCCGCGGCAGGACAGGCGGGCAGTGCGGAGCTTCCAGCTATCAAGGCTGCGCTGGAACAATGCGGTATGGCATCAAAGGCAGCAAACGTGAGCTTTGAAGAAACGAACGCAGCCATTCAGGTGCTCGACAAGGCAGGCAAGAAAGGCAGCGAGGGCGGTGTGGCTTTGCGCAACACCCTCTCGATACTCTCACAAGGCCGCTTCCTGCCCAAGGACACGCGCGAGGAACTGGAACGGGCAGGCATCGACGTACTGGCATTAGGCGACAAGAGCAAGAGCCTGAAAGAGCGGCTCGAACTGTTGAAGCCAGTGCTTAACGACTCGGCACTATTCAGCAAGCTGTTCGGCATGGAGAACGCCAACGCGGCGCGCGCCCTCGTGCAGGGTACTGAGCAGCTGGGACAGTTTACCGAAGCCGTAACGGGCACAAACAGCGCAGAGGAGCAGGCCGCCACCGTTATGGAGAGTACCGCAGAGAAACGTGCCCGTTTCCGCCAGCAGATAGAGGACATAAAAATCAGCTTTACACAGCTTACAGGCGGTGTTTTTGCATGGGTTGGGGTTGCGGCAAGTGCAGCCGCGCCATTATCACAGCTTACACCTGTTTTTATTGGTATATATAAAGGCATAAGGCTTGCCATGAGCCTAAACTATGCCGCAGCTCTCGGTCGCGTCGCCACCATGGCACGCACGGCAGCAATAAGCATCACGCTTATGGGCAGCCGCACGGCTTTGGCCAACGGCATATCTTTGGGCTTCATCGGGAACATAGGCCGCTGCACCATAGCCCTGCTCCGTTTCTCTACGGCAGGCATCTGGTCGGGCATCAAGGCATTGGGTGCGTTCCTGCTTTCTCTTATCACTACAGGCGGTGCGTCCGCCACCTTTGCAGGCATCGCCTCGGTGAGCTTCGGCGCGTTCAAGCTCTCGGCAGTCTCTGCGTGCAGGGCTGTGAGTATTGCCATAATGAACATCCCGATAATAGGCTGGATAGCTGCGGCCATCGCCGCGCTCATCGCTGTGGGCGTTTATTTCTGGAACACCTCGGTGAAGTTCCGTGCGGTACTGAAAGGACTGTGGGCGGCTTTCAAAGCCGTTTTCTCAGGTATCGGCAATCTGGCCAAGCAGACCTTCGGGGCGATAGGCGACCTTATAAAGGCAGCCTTCAAGCTCGACGCTGGCGGCATCACGGCAGCACTGAACAAACTGAAAGGCGCATACGGCGACTACGGCAAGGAAGTGGGCAAGGCTTTCAACGACGCATACACCGCAGAAATGAAAGCAGGCGAGAAAAGCAATGCTAAAAAGAGCACCAAGAAACAGGGCAAGTCGGCAGCCACAGCAGGCGTGACCATTCCCGAAGTACCCACCCCGACCGTACCAGACGTGACAAGTGGCACGGCAGGCGCGACTGCCAGCAAGAAGACGGGCGGCAGCAACGACAGCGGCGGCAAGATAAAGAATGTGAGCATCCATGTGGACAAACTCGTGGAGCGTCTGGAGATACACACCGCGAACCTGCAAGAAAGCGCGGAACGAGTGAAGGACGTTGTGGCGCAAGCCCTGCTTTCTGCCCTCAACGATACGAACTTAGCAATGGAGTAAAAGCAAATGTTACCAATCAGTTTCAAATTTGTGGCCGCATCCGCCGCAACACAGTTAAAAGGCTACCTCTACCGCTTCAAGCCATCGCGCACAACCGCATCGCCTAACTGGGACGGTGCAGGCGGTAATATAGAGGCGGCAGAGGTGGCAAGCCCCTACACAGACAAGAGCTTCTGGGCTGACCGCTATGCGCTTTGTGAACTCACATTCAGGAAAGAGAGCGGCGAAGAGCTGACCATCAACGACGCGATAGCCGCCATATCCAAGCGCAAGAACATCGTTACCACGCCGCTGGTGGGTATGGACGGCACGGTAAAGGAATATATCAACGACGGCGACTATGGCATCAACCTCATAGTGGGCGTGCAGGCACTCAGAGACGGCAAAATCGTGGACGAATACCCATCCGACGGCATCACGCAGCTGCGGCAGTTCTTCGACGTGAAAGAAACCATATATGTACATTCAGAGTTTCTGGAACTTTTCGACATCAGCAAAGTGGTGGTGCAGAACTTTTCAGTAACACAGGCGACGGAAAGCAACTACCAGCCCATAGAATTGTCCCTGCTTTCGGACGGAGACTATAACGTGTACAGCACCGAATATAAATAAACGGTTAAACGGCATTTAACAACCCATTAAACGGTATTTGAACCATGTACAGACTGACGGCAAAAATAGAGATAACGGGTGCAAAGACATGGCAGCTCGATTTTGTCACGGAGGTGGAAATCACCCGTGACACGGAAAAGCTGACCGACCTCTGCAAAATCACCCTGCCAAAAAAACTAAAGTGGGACGGTGAGACGGAAATCCCCGTAAAACGCGGCGACGCTGTAAAGGTGTGGCTCGGCTACGACGACAGCAACGAACTGGCCTTTGTCGGCTATATAAAGGAGGTAGGGTTCAAAACGCCCGTGGTGCTTGACTGCGAGGATGAAATGTTCAGGCTAAAACAAATGCCAGCCGTCAAAAAGGCATACAAGAGCGTGACCGTGGAACAGCTGCTGAAAGACCAGGGGCTTGCCGACATCAAGGTCATGGGCGAGCAGACTTTAGGCGCATACCGTGTGACATCCGACACCGTGGCCAGTCTGCTGGGCAAACTGCAAGAAAGCGGCATCCGATCATTCTTCCGCTATGAGGACGGGAAGCCTGTACTTTACGCTGGTGTAATTTTCGACCATGGTACAAACGCCACGCAGGTGTTCGCCACAGGCGTGAACATCATAAATGACCAGAGCCTCGAACAGCAGAAAGCCGACACCATGCGGCTGAACGTGAAAGCCGTGAGCATCATGCCCGACAACAAGAAAATAAAAGTGGAGGTAGGCGACGCAGACGGAGAACGCCGCACACTCACCACCTACAACAAGACCGAAAGCCAGCTAAAGGCATGGGCGGAGCAGGAGATTAAACGCCTGAAACGCGACGGCCTCAAGGGTAGCCTGACGACATTCGGCTACAAGCTGGCAGACAAACTCGACACGGTGGGCATCAAGATAGACGGCACGCCAATGGGTATATATCAAGTAAAAAAGAATGTCATTAAATACGGCTCTGGCGGTTATCGGCAAGAAATAACGTTAGGGCAGAGAGTAGCGGAGTAAAAGCATGAACATCGCGACAATGATTAAGCAGATAGCGAGCCAAGGCGGCAGCGGTATGGGGTTCGCGGTCGGCACCGTTACGGCAGTTGACAAGGAAGCCCGCACTGTGGACGTGCAGCCGCTCAATGAGGACGCGCCGCTGCTGGGTGTGAACCTGCAAGCCAACCAAGGCAGTACGGTTGGTGTGGTACAGATACCGCGCAAGGACAGCTTTGTAATGGTAGGCTATGTGGCCGACGGTGCGGCGGGCATGGTAATACTGTGCGACGACATCGAGGAGGTGCAGGTGGTCATCAAGGACACGGACACCGCCAGCGTGGTGGTGGACGAGAACGGAGTGACCATGAACGGAGGAAAGCTCGGCGGCATGGTAAAGGTGGAAGACATCACCACGCGGCTGAACCTTATAGAAAAGGATATAAACAAGCTCAAGCAGGCTTTCACGAGCTGGACACCCGTACCGCAGGACGGCGGCGCGAAGCTGAAGGCTGGCGTGGCAAGCTGGGCAGGAAGCCGACTTACTGAGAGCAAGCGCGGTGACTACGAGAATGAAAAGGTGAAGCAATGAAAGGACTGCAAACAGACATAGAGACGGGCGACCTGCTTGTGGAGCGAAAGTCGGCAGTAGTTACCGACTGCGACGCTCAGACCATCGAGGCGGTGCTGCTGGCACAGCGCGGCGAGTTCAAGGAACGCCCTCTTATAGGTGCGGCGGTGCGTCAGATGCTGGGCGGGCAGCGTGACGTGTTCTGGCCGCAGGAGACAAAGAAAATGATAAAGGCCGCAGGCGTGGACATCACCCGCATAACGGTGGACGCAGACGGCACGGTAAACATAAAATAAAGACACCATGCAGATAGCAGTAAAGGACAGGCAGAGCCTCGCGGACATCGCCGTGGAATATCTGGGCGGCGTGGAGGGCATCTTCGCGCTGGCAGAGCGCAACGGCATCAGCATCACGGCGCGGCTGGAGGACGGGCAGACGCTCGACTGGGAGCTGGCCGACACTGTGGACGCTCAGGTGCAAAAGACATACGCGGCGCAAGGCATAGAGCCAGCGACCGACATATCGGCCAAGGAGACAAACGCCCTGCTGCAAGCCACAGCCAGATATATAGGCGGCTGCATCATACCGCCACGCCCATGGCGCGACTGGCTCATCGTGGACGAGGCGACGCAGGTAAAGGGCTGGCAGCTCTCAGGCATCGGCTCACAGTTCGACAGCGGCACCCATATCAGAAAGGACACCGCCGCCGACACCATAGAGGTGAACCGCATCAAGAAAGTACAACAGCAGCTCAGTGAGGGCAAGGACGTGACAAGCGAGAGCGGGCAGACGCTCGTCCGCATATTCTGCAACCAATTTGACGATACATTTGCATAATGGTAAAACTGACAGAAAACAAGGTGGCGGAGATAGACACCTCCGCACTGGAAAAGCGGGCGCGTGACATACGCGACGCTGTGGTGACAAAAAGCGTGACGGTGGAAATGGTGGGCAGTCTGTTTGCCGACCTTATCACGGTGTGCGGCAACGTGCGTGACGCTCTGGCATTGTTTCTCGACACCAACGTGCAGGAAATCACCAACGACATAGACAACCGCCTTGCGGGTGTGGACGCTGCGGCCAAGGCAGCGGCAGCCGAAACACAAAAGAGCGAGGCCACACGTGCGCTGGTTGACAACCTCGTGGGGCTGCTGAGCACTCAGAACGTGTCAGCCCCCACACGTCTGGAAGTGAACGACTGCCCCAAGGAGGTGACGCTTGGCAACCAGCAACGCCCTCGCATCGGCGCAAGGGCACTGCCCGCCTTTGGCATCGGTTCACTGCTTTTCATCGGCGGCGACGGAGTGCTGGAGGTGACACCAGACGGCTGCATCGTCCCGCTGAAGGAGGGAGTGGGCAGGGTCAATGTGGTGGCCACTGTGAAAACGAGTATTTACAAGACGCTGACCATCGCGGTAGTGCCGCCACGCATCAGACTGACAAACGGCGGCATGAGGCTGGACGGCAGCGGTAACATAAGGCTGACATAATGGAGACAAGACACATCAACTACAAAAGCGACTTTGTTATCCGTGAGCGTTTCCGTGACGGTACGGGCAAGGTCGTGGCACTGCCCGACGTGGACTTTGAACTGCGCTACTGGGTGGGCAGCCACTCGGTAAAGGCGACAAGGAAGGACGGCGTGTACACTGGCTGCGTGCCAGACGGTGACGGGTTGCTGGTGATATTCAAAGACCATGGCCTCGGCGAGGGAGAGCTGCACCATGAACTGCACCTCGCTCTGGATAATGCCCTGTTTGAAAACGGTGTGCAAAATGTGTATTATCCCGAAAGCCTGCATATATGGCTGTGGGACAAAATGGGTGACACGGAGGGCGTGGTAGAGAGCGACTGTGTGGCAGCCTACACAAGAGGCTACAAGTTCACGTGGGAGGACTTTACGGCTGCTGACATCATAGTACTGCAAAAACCAGCGACAGAGGCCGCGGAACGTGCGGACAATAATGTTCGGAAGTTCATAGAGGCAGCACAGCGGAAGAACGACACGGCCGTAAATAACGCAAAAGCCGCCACCGCCGCCGCCATCGCCGCCACTGACGCGGCAAAGGCTGCGACGAGAGAAGCCGCCTCCGCTACGGCGGAAAGCAAAAAGGCGACAACGGCAGCTACCGACGCGACCGCCAAGGCCACCGCCGCCACAGCTGAGTCCACCAAGGCCACCGCAAAGGCAAAGCAGGCGGCCACAGACGCAGACGCGGCCACCGCAAAGGCAAAGACTGCCACAGCTGAGAGCATCGACGCGACCGACGCGAGCAAGACAGCCACGACCTACGCCAACACGGCAGGACAGCAGGCCGCGACAGCCGCAGAAAGGCTGGAGGCGACACGCGCGGAAATGGAGCTTGCCATAGCAAGGGCGGAGCAGGTTGTGCAGGGCGTGCCGAACGGCCTAAAGGTGGAAGCACCCGACACCGTGACGCTGGGCAATCCTGTACGGCAGTATATCAAGCCAAAAGTAAAACCCGACGGCTGCGCTCAGAACGTCATATATCAGACAGACGGGCAGAGCGTAGAAATTGAGCCAGACGGAGAGATACAAGCGCGTGAGACGGGCACCACCCGCGTGCATGTTATCCCTACACAGGGTACAAAGTACTACAAGACCATCAGAATAGAAGTCGTGCCGCCCCGCATCAGACTGACCAGCGGCGGCATAAGACTTGACAAGGACGGCAACATACGTTTAACATAACATATATACGAATTTATGGCATTAACAGCAGAACAAGAAAAAGGCGTGGTGGCTATGCTGGCAGCCTTTCAGAACGGCAAGCGTATCAATGAACTGGACGCTGCAAAGGGCGCGCTAAAGGACATGCGCATCGAAGTAATGGACGAGACAGGCGAAACGCACAGCATGGAGCTGGCCGAAGCTGTGGAACAGGCAGGCAATCCCGTAGCTGGCCGCTATTGGAACACGTCAAACGCCACACCTACGGCGGCAGGCCACTACGGCAGCCTTCAGGCATTGTGTGACCTGCCCGCAAAGTTGGGGCTTGGCCGCTACCTCGTGACAGACGACCGCAAGAAGCGCAAGCTCGACCCGACGGACACCACAAAGTATGACGACGGCAGCCCCGCCGCCCTCGACGGTTCGCAGGGTCAGTGCATGTGGTGCTGGAACAGCTTCATCGCCAATATATTCTATGAGGGCGGTGCGTTGGTGAAGTGCATCACATTCAATAAGCCCGTGGGCAACGGTGTAAGCATCCGCATACCCGCAGGCGGCACAAGCTGGCTCGGTGCGGGCGTTATGGACAGAACAAACCAAATGCTTTGCAGCGTGATTAGCGACGCTGAGCGTTTCCGTGGCGGCAGCGGCTCGGCACTGAAAGCGGCCAGCTACACCAAAGCACCTGCTGAGAACGCTGCACAGCTCACCATGTTAGGCATGGCGGCAACGAACATCAGCACAACGAACTTCGGAACATACGCCCGCAAACGCGGCGAGGGCTGGGAGGCAAACTGGTTTGTGGCTCAGTTCGTGGTGCAGTTCCTCTTTGAGGTAATCATGGGAACGCAGAACAGTCAGGCAGCGTTTAATGCAGAGAAAGACGCAAACGGCCTTTATCAGGGCGGCTTTGGTACAGGTGTGACGGACATGCCAGACTGGGGTAACTATAACGGATATTTCCCCGTAATTCCTACCAGCGTGGGGCTGGAGGCAGGCGACGGCGTTTGTCTGGTGGACTATAACCTGCCCGACGCAAGCGGCGGCACATACAAGGCTTTCAAGGTGCCTTGCTTCTTCGGTCTTATGTTTGCGGGCTATGGCCACTTGTTTCGGTGGACGCGCGGGCTGATAATGGACGCAGGGGAAGAAAAGAGCGAAGTGTACGTTTCGCGTTCAATGTTTGCAGCTTTCGACCCCTCGACAGTAAACGACAAAATCAAGGTGGCGGAATGTCCACAGACAGAGGGTTATATCAAGCGCATAAGTTATCAGGGGCTTTGTTGTATGCCTACTGAGGTGGGCGGCAGTCCTACTAACAATTACCCCGACTATTTTTACACCAACGCCAAGACCTCTAAAGGTCTTCGTGTCCGCGCGGCTGGTGGTTACGCGTACTATGGCACGATCGCGGGTGCGTTCTACACGGGTTCGAACCACTCGGCTACGAATGCGTATTCGTACTACTCGTCGCCCCTCTGCTATTTTGAGGAAGACCCAATCATTGAGCAGGCAGCGTAAAACGAGAACGGACACGGGCGAAGCCCCGAAAACGAGAATATAAAAGTCGCTCTTTGAAATTTTGAATACCGAAAGTAAAGAAT